GCACGGTGTTTCCGTATGCTTCGTAAAGGTTGCTCCCGTAACGTTGGTAAGCGTAAGGCTCGTTATCCATAAGAAATGACTCGACCTCGTGCATCGCGTTGAGGTCGTTGAGGTAGTCGGGAAATCTATGAACACCGTTGCTAACAGCAACCATATTTCCTTTTGGATCTTCCCAGTATGGCTCATATTCTGGATTATCCGTAACCAATTTCCACCCACACGCTTCCGCGATGGCGATTCTTTGTTGTTCAGGATTCATTGTTGCTGTATGTTAAAAGTTGTTCAATCCAGTCGACATAAAACATTTCCAATGGATAGTTTTTCTCGTCTTTCCGATTGCAAAGCCTCCACTCATTTTCGAAATCCTCCAAGTTCTTGATTTGTTGGAAGATGAAATCATCTAGGTCTAGATGTTTGTGTTTCATGAGTTCATTATTTTTAGGAGTGCCTTCACCGTCTTGACCTTTATTTTCTTCTCATTGATTATGACGGTCAAGCCTCTCTTGCCCATGTCGTTGTCATAAACAAACCATGAGACCCATGCGCCGTCGTCCACCACGCTTGTCACGTTCTCAAATCCGCGCCAAACAGCGTCGAAAAGTGGGCCGTTGACATCGAGGCATCCCGCTTTGATTGCGTTGTCGGTTGCTATCTCCAAGGCAAGGTGGGCATCAATAATTATCTTTAGTTGTTTCTCGTTTAGTTTCATGGTTTCTGGTTCGTTGAAGATCCGGTTACTGATCCGGTGTCCGCTCTGACGAGGCGGCAGTTTCATTCGTGTGGCTCAAGAGGCGCAGGAAAGACAGCGAGATCCTGAATTACGCATTGCACCACATTCCAACCTCCGGTCAGGTCGCTCACTCCTACTTCCCTCCCTCACCACATGCTGTGGCCGATAGCTAATCGGTGTGCCAAGGTGGATTGAATAGGGCTGGCGGCCTAAGCCCTTTACCCCAAGTAGTCAGTTTCAGAGTGCCCTCACTGCGGAGGCTGGAATGTGGTGGCACTCTGTATCGCTGAGTGCCAGTCGCGGGTGGATTCAGGCAGGCCGCAGCCTACTCGTCAACTTTTTTTTCGTCCTTATTGGCAACTTTCGCATTCTGGGTCGTCCAACCTGCAAGCTACGCCCAACGGCTCATCCAGATCGTCGTCAATGGACTCCAGATGCATGGTCAAACCGCCGTCCATCCTACTCTCCAGCTTCTTGATCTTGAGGTTGGGAAGATTGGGATGATACTCGTTGGCAACTGATCCATGCGAGATGAATGGCCCGCCAGCAGGATCGATGAAGCTCAACCCTTCGACTCCTTTGGCACCCTCGGAGAACCCACCGCAACGGTAGAAGTCATCAACCAACGCCAGACGATAAACTCCGTCCGAGACTTTCGTTGCCGTTACGGTGTGTGTCCCGTAATGCCCTTTGATTTTAATTGGTTCGTTCATAGGTTTGGTTTTTAGAATAGATCTGAGTTGAAGTCTAACGCATCAATTTCAAGCAGCTTTTGAGTTACTTCTTCAGCCCTTTTAAGAGTCATCGGGCCGTTCGCTGTGGAGGGAAACAACTGCCCGTTGACATACATAACCCACATGTTTGCTTTTACACCAATAGGTTCATCGTCACCGTATTGGTCTTCGTATAATGATAAAGTAATTTTCATTTAGTAAAATGAGTAGTTTTAGTGTGCAACAAAAATTAATACGGGTCTTGCCATTGCAAGTCGCAGTCTTCGCAGATTAATCCTAGAGTGTAGTAGTTGATTTTGTATCGACCGCACGGGCACTCCGAATCGTCTTGTTGTTTAATTGGGCGTCTATACAATAATCTTGATACCGTAATAGGCATCCCGACATAACTTGATTTAACCCATTCGCATTCGTAGGTGTCGTAATACTCGTCGCCCTCTTCAATGGTTGCGTCTTCAGCCAATGCAACGTAACCGTTGTTATCTGCGTAGAACTCTTCTAAAACATCGTTGACGAGATCATCTAGCTCAGATTCCGGTTTGTATGGTGAGCCATCAGAAAAGCATCCGTTTGCCGACATAAACTTAATGTCGGCGTTTGGCACTACGTTACGGTCATCTTGCAGCGTGTCGCAGAAATCCGCATCGAGCAGGATGTTGCAGCTACAGGCGATGTGTGCCAGATGCGAGATACCGGATTCAGGGTCCAGATTTTCGCCATCACGAAATGCGTTGATGTGTCGCATCATCGCATTGATGTAGGTGCTAGCGCATACTCCGGTATCGCGCCAGTTGAAGGGGCCATACTTTTCTGCGCCGTGTTTATGTGCCCACGCGATTTGCTCCATCGCATAAGGAGGGATCAAGCCGAGTGGTGTTTTGAGTGCGCCTGCTGCGCCTTTGGGGTCGTTGTATTGTGTGTTCATAGAGATTGTTTGCCTTTCGGTTGGTCGTCGTTATCAAGGGTCTTCTTGAAGCCGATTCCGGCAGCGACGTGATACACGATGATTCCTTCGGGGTTCATGAATCCGGCTGCGGCTACGCTTCCGTATTTTTTTAAGAATCGAAGAACGTAATCAGCTACGGGCACATCATCGTATGTTTCATCAAATAGGCACCGATCAAGGATAGGTACTACCTTACAGCAGGAGGGCGCTTTTTGCGTGAACTTCGGCGGTGCTGTGGGGTTGTCGTTCGGGATTGCGGAGGTAGGTTGGTCATGCTCGACCCAACGTCCGGCATTGAACAACGAGAAGAAACGCTCGCCGTTCTTGAAGCCATAGTTCCTTTGTATACCGCTGCCCCACCACTCGCCGAAGTGGTGCCCTTCGCCTAGCTTAAAAAGCTCTGTGGCGTTTGCTTTAGCCCATGCAGCGAAGCCGAAGTTATCGTTGTCCGGTGTGATCCAGCGGGTGCGACTGCCTGCCCACATGCCCAGCACTACGTCTTCGCCGTAATATTCGCTGAGGTGGTTGGGATCTCCCCCATCGGAAGGGCCGATGTAAATACTGGCGTTTGTGCCGTCGATTTTTTCAGTAATGAGGCACTCGCGGCTAAGGCGAGCCATTTTCGGGAATGGTTTAAATATTGTGTTCATTATGGTTTAGGGTAGTTGTCGTTGTTCCAACTGATGATTGCGTGCCACAAAGCGGCGACTACCAGTGATACGAAGATCCAGATCAGTGTAAATATGATTACGTTCATTGCGGGTTTGGTTTGTTTTTATTCGAAGAGGAGGTCAGCGTGTGGGGTTCTTTACTCACGTTTCCCTGTTTATCGGTCAGGGTGACTTCGATCAAGTCGAACGCCGGTTTTGGTTTACGGCTTGCCGCGATAGTAGGGGTGAGCTTTGATCTGTGTGTGCAGGTGTTCGACGAGAGCAGAATCTCGTTCGTTGACTGCGACATCGAACTTCGCCAGCAACGCATCAAGCGGTTCCGGCTTCTTGATCAAATCGTATGCTGCGCGAAATGCTTCGCCCTTTACAGCGCGTGGCAAATCTCCTTTTCCTGCTCCGGTTCCGAATGACATGGTGTGTTGGTTTCGTGTTACGGACAACCAACTACCTGAGACCCGTCAGGCCGTCAATGTTTTTTTCAGAAAAATAATTCGTCCTCCAGAAGAGCGATCAATTCGTTGAACGTCTCAGCAGACTCAAGGATCGTAATGTCCTCAAGATCAAACTCTTGCATCACCATATTCTGAAACACCTCAAATTCTTCTGGCTCAAAGAAAGCTTCGAACTCCGCACGGAAGGGGAACGTAAGACGGTAATTCAAAATATCCTCAAGGATTGCGGAGAGGGCGTCGATAATGTAAAGCCTGTTCATATCTTGTAATGTAAATAGTAATGTGCAATTAGGGCCGCGTCAACCATTCCGTCATGAGGAGTCCTGCTTCGGCTTGTGGCGAGCCAACTCTCTTCGGGCCAGAGGTCATTGGCTACGGCAAGGGCTTTTACTTTGGTCTGCCCTTTTGCAAGCCTCTTGCCCAACTCGACATCCTGCCACTCTTTAACCTGCACCCTGAATACTGGATATCGAATCGTCTCGCAAAGACCCAAGATCTTGCCGAAGGAGATGCTCATGGAGCGCATTGCCTGAGAAGACTTCGCGTGTCGGAGTGGCTCTTCGATGGCGACAATGGTGCTCAGTGGAGAGAACTGATCAAGCCAACCCAAAAGACCCCTTACGTAAACTTCGGACTTACCGTTTGCCTCTTCAGTAGGCATCGCAATTGCTTCGATGAACAACCCGTCGTGGCTGCTGATGGCACACAAGCCGCCGCTTATCCCGTTATCCACTCCGACAATAACTTGTATGTCACTCATAAAAGACAAGTAATGGTTTAAGTATAAGTCATTCAACCTCTTCCGCTTCGACAACAACGCTTGACCCGCCATTTGCGGCTTTGGCGTTGTTGAGTATCGAGATGTCAATACTCAGACCGCCACCGGAATTACTGCCACCTTTCGGGTTCAGACCTAAGTTGCGGCGGATTAGTTGGTCAAGCTCGGAAAGTTCACGGACAGTCCTAGGCCCTCGGACGTTCATCAGATTGTCGCGTAGCATTTTAATTGCGGACGCAGCAACGTAGGCTTGATACTTATCCGATGGGCTTGCTTGATTCTCAGCAATCTCCAAGAGGGTTTGCTGCTCTTCGTCACGCGCAGAGAGTCTTGAGTCTTCGACGATAGTAGCAGCGACCTCTTCCAGATTCTTTTGAAAGGGTTCTTTCTCAGTCTCTGTCGTAGGCGGTGCAACATTAGCAAGCCACCGACAGACCGTGTCAAAACTAATGCCTAGTTCTTCAGCGATGCGAACTTTCTTCCAGCCCTCTGAAAACAATTGTTTTGCCCTTACAACCCTATCTGCTTTGGCTTGTCGCTTAGTGGCTTCAATCTGAGGGCGGGTTGCCTTTGGTTTTATTTTCTTCCCGAATATTTTGTGCACAACAAGGGAGAGACAAGCGCAAAAACAATTACTTGTCAAACCTTTTTTAATTTAGTAGCCTCCGCTCGTATGGGCCGCGCCAAAAAACAAAATCCAGATAAGGTAACTACGTCAGTATTGGAGCCACGAATTGATGCGGTAAGTAAGAAAATGGATGTTGGGGGCTTCCTTATCCCAATCACCAGCACGCTCACAGCATGTCTGTGGGGCTTTGCAAACCACTCGTCGCCCAAAGCCCGCGAGTTCTATTTCTGGCGCGTTGCAGACATGCTGTGGAACAAGGATGACCTGCCGGAACACATGTTCTTAAGACATCCTTGGGCGGATAAGATCATCCACGAATGCATCAACAACAAATACCTCGCCATCGGGGGTGCGGCTTCATCCGGCAAATCGCATACCCTTGCCGGATACGGGATCATTAGCTGGCTTGCCGCGCCGAGGGACACGCTTGTGCTAATGACATCTACGACTTTGCGGGAAGCTCGTAAGCGGGTGTGGGGTTCCGTAATCTCTTTGCTCTCCGTGATTGACGGTGCTCCGATTAATATTCGAGACTCGATTGGTTCCGCCAACTACGTTGATGAGAATGGCCAGACCTTCGACCGTGCCGGATTGTCTCTGATCGCGGCGGAAAAAAGCAGGACACGCGAGGCAATCGGAAAGTTCATCGGCCTTAAGCAAAAACATGTGATCCTAATTGGAGACGAGTTGGGTGAACTCAGCCCCGCCATTAAACAAGCCGCGCTCGCCAACCTTTCAAAGAATCCTAGGTTTGAGTTTAAAGGCGCGAGTAACCCGTCAAGTCGCTTCGACGCGTTCGGGGATTGGAGCACGCCGAAAGATGGGTGGGATTCGATCACGCCCGAAGTGGACGACGAGTGGGTTACAAAATGGGGCGGCAAGTATATCCGGCTCGATGGGGAGCGCAGCCCCAACGTATTGGCGGGGCAAACGATCTACCCGTTCTTACCTACGACAGAAAAAATCGAGGAGGATAAAGCACTCCTAGGCGAAACGAGTAGGGCGTACTACCGAATGGTGCGTGCCGTGTTCTTTGACTCAGATGAGAACGAGGGCATCTACGGCGAGGCAGAGATGATTAAGTCCGGTGCAACTAAGGCGTGGGAGTTTAACGGACCCACAACGCTGATTGCGGGCGTAGATCCGGCCTACACCAACGGGGGTGACCGAACGGTAATGTACACGGCACGGGTTGGCTCCTTCGCTAATGGACAATACGGGTTAAAATTTGAGGACTATATCACGCTAAATGACGACACGGCTAATAAAGCAGTGCCGCGCACATACCAGATCGTCCATCAAATCCGAGATCACTGTTTGAAATTGGGCATTAAGCCGGAGAACGTAGCGATCGACTCGACGGGAGCAGGTTCGCCGTTTTGCGATGTTCTTGCCGGAGAGTGGTCAGATCAGTTCTTGCGTGTGCAATTTGGCGGCAAGCCATCGGATCGGCGTGTGAGCATGAACAGCCAGTTAACGGGAGAGGAACTTTACACCAACCGTGTTTCAGAACTTTGGTTTGTTGGTAAGGAGTTCATGCGGACTCAACAGATCTGCGGAATCAATTCGGAACTGGCAAAGGAGATGTGCTCGCGCAGATACGACATGGTGAAATCCGGCACGTTGAAAGTGAAGGTTGAATCCAAGGTAGAGTTGAAACAAAGATCAGGCCAGTCGCCCGACATCGCTGACGCGGCGTTCATTGCGCTCGACCTCGCAAGGCAGCGGCACGGACTGGTTGCCGTGGATGCCCCGAAAAACCGTGAGCAAGGGGTCTTCGGTATGCGACAGCCGCGCACTCTTCGTGATCTCGATGTTGTCAGCAGGTCTAAACACTCACAGATGATATACGACTAAACCATCCAGAATGGACTTTCCTACACGGGAGGAAAATCTGAAGAGTTTCTCAAACTAGTGTAATTCATAATAATTCAATAATTTATGGGTTCCAAAAAGAAATGAATTAATGAGTTAATATGAATTACCTAAAGGGAAGAATACTTATAGGGTATCCTTTAGCGGTATTTGTTAGAGCTTGCTGGTCACCTTATCCCATGCGGGCCAGAAGAGTTCGTCGAGGGCTCGAACGATGGGCTCTTGCTCGTAGTGTTCGCTCCAGCTTACGCCCGAGATGAACAGCGCGGCCTCAACCATTTCGTGTCGTAGCGTTTCGCGCAGGAGTTTCTTGTCCTTAACTGTTTCCTTATCTAATTCAATGACCTTCGTCTCAGGCAAATACTGCCCGTAAGACTCGCCCCTCAAATCCTTGACGCGGATAGGAATCCTGTATCCTGCAATTTGAACGCTCTTCGGGACCACTGATGAAGCCTACAGGATTCAGGATACAGGGTCCAGCCCAAAATAAATACTTGCAATTTTGCTTTGAGTGGTGCACGATTCCGTGTGTGTCGATTCAATTCAAAAGAACCCCTGACGGTAAGATTAAATACCGTGGTGAGCTCTTTGCTGGTTTTAATAAACCCAAGAAGGCACCTGCCGGAGACCCTAAGAAGTACGTGGTGCTTGCTAAGGACGGCTCTAAGGTCGCCAAAGTCAAGTTCGGGCAACGCGGCTACGAAGACTACTTGCAGCACGGTGACAACAAACGTCGCGCTAATTTTAAATCCCGCATGAATTGCTCTGAATCGA